CTTTCATTTCGAGTTTCCACGATTTGAAGACACCATGTTGCTCCATTACCTCATAGACGAGAATCCCGGAGGGCATGGCCTCAAGCAACTTACACTCAAGTTCACTCCTTTCGGCGACTACGAGAAACCAATGTATGAGTGGATTGATAACTATCGTAAGGAGCATGGCATACTCAAAGACCAATTCAACTGGGGAGATATTCCCTTTGATGTAATGAAAACTTATGCGGCAATGGATGCTTTGGCAACTTTTCTGCTTTACGAGAAGTTTGTCAAGATTAAGCAAAATCTAAAGCTAAAGTGGGTATATGATAATATTCTTATACCAGGCACTCGTTTTCTGATTGATACGCAAGATAATGGTGTTCCATTTGATAAAAAGCGTTTATATATCGGTCAAGAGGCTATGCAGAACGATATTGATGAAGCCATTGCAGCTCTTTACAAGAATGATAAGATAAGGAGGTTTGAAGAAATTAATGGAAAATCTTTTAATCCTAACAGCACTGTTCAGCTTCGTAGCTTATTATTTGATTACTTGGGTCTCAACCCAACTGGAAAGAAGACAGGTACGGGTGCGGATTCTACTGACGCGGAAGTGCTCAAGGAACTCGCGCTTCAAAGCGATGTACCTCAACGGATCTTGGATATCAGACAAAAATCTAAAATCAAAAATACTTATTTGGACAAGATCATACCTCAACTGGATAGAGATTCTCGACTTAGGACGGGCTTTAATTTGCATGGTACTACTAGCGGCCGTCTCAGCTCTAGTGGTAAACTTAATATGCAGCAGTTGCCTCGTGATAATCCTACCGTAAAAGGTTGTATAAAAGCAGCCCCCGGACATAAGATTGTTGCTATGGACTTGACAACTGCCGAGGTGTATGTTGCCGCAATACTAGCGGAAGACAAAGCACTTATGAATGTATTTAAGTCTGGAGGTAACTTTCACAGTACAATTGCTCACAAAGTATTCAATCTTCCTTGTGAAGTAGAGGAGGTGGCAGAGCTATACCCAGATCGTCGTCAAGCGGCAAAAGCAGTAACCTTTGGCATTATGTATGGTGCTGGACCTGCAAAGATATCAGAACAGGTTACTAAAGATAGCGGTAAATATTTTTCTAAGCAGGAAGCCGCAGAAACAATTAATGATTATTTCAAGACGTTTCACAAGTTAAGAAAGTGGATTGATGATAATCAAAAGTTTATCGAGCATAATGGCTTTATCTACAGCTTTTATGGTCGTAAAAGGAGGTTACCAAATGTTGCGAGTTCCGATGCGGGCATCAGAAGTCATAGCATTCGTTCTGGTCTTAATTTTTTGGTACAGTCCGCTGCTAGCGATATTAACTTACTTGGTGCCATAGATATGGGCGCTTATATCAAAGCAAATAACATGAAGTCTCGAATCTTTGCACTTGTGCATGACTCGATTCTCGCAGAAGTTCCAGAAGAGGAAATTGACCATTATTGCGAAAAGCTACTCCACTTTGTCCAAATGGACAGAGGACTTACTATACCAGGTGCTCCCGTTGGGTGTGACTTTGAGATTGACGAAGACTATTCCATGGGCAAGTTCGCTAAAATGTATGGCACTGACATATAGTAAACTAAATAAAATAAAGTTTCCAATCTATGAAATGCCGTCAGATAATTGGAGCAAAGCCGATGGCTTGCTCTTTCTTGATGATAAGATTGTAGACGATAAAAATCAGAGCGGGGACACATTGGGTCTTCGCAGACTACAAACACCATAAGTGTTTTATTGATACGAATGGTACACCGTTCAAATATGAAAAAACTCAATGGTGTAGTCTGAAATATCATCGTATCAAGAGTGTAAGTAAAAAAGATGATTTTAGTCTGCTTTACTTACAGGGAGTCAAGTTTCCCTTTGTGGTTCCAAGACCTCCCGCTGACGAAATACGGTATGCTGGCATTTTATACTATGGCGTGCATCCGTGGACATTATATGAGTACTCTGAAACATCCTTGAAGGACACTCGCAGAAAAGTATAAGGAATTATGGGAAAACGTAGTAAAACCCTCGCAGGCGCTAACCTCGACCTGCAACAAATTGAACCCTTGACACATAACCAGCTCAAAGCATTTGAGAGCGAGAAAAACCTGGTGCTGCATGGAGTAGCCGGAACAGGTAAAACATTTATCTCATGTTATCTAGCATTTGATGACATGATAAAGCAAGAGTACCAAAAGTTAGTAATTATTCGCAGTGCCGTCTCTACACGGGATATTGGCTTTCTGCCGGGGAATGAGAAAGAAAAAGCACACGTCTATGAAGAACCTTACAAAGATATTTGTATTGAGTTGTTTCAGAGAGGCGATGCTTACGAGATACTCAAAACTAAAGGTTTAGTGCATTTTATGACTACTTCGTTTGTGCGGGGTGTAACTCTACGAAATGCTACAATACTCATTGATGAGTGCCAGAATATGACATTTCATGAGCTGGATTCAATCATTACACGAGTAGGCCAGGGATGTAGAGTAATCTTCTGTGGGGACTTCCGACAGTCTGATCTACGAACTAATGGACTGAAGGATTTTATTCGGATACTGAAAGCAATGGATAGCTTTGATCTCGTAGACTTTGAGATTCAAGACATTGTTCGCAGTAATTTTGTTAAATCTTACATAACCGCAAAAACGGAATTAGGTTTATGAGAAAGAAAAGAGATTATGCCCCAGAAGTAGTAGATAAGCTCCGGGGCACACAACACATCGAGCATACTATTGCTCAAGATATGGCTAAAAAGATGCGTATGCTTCTTGCTACGAATCCTTATATCCATACATTTGGAGCTTACAATGGACAGCAAGCAGTTCAACACGTTAAAGCAGGCTTACAAGCCATCTATTGTTCAGGCTGGCAGGTTGCTGCTGCAGCCAACACGTCTAATGAAGTATACCCAGATCAGTCTCTCTATCCAGTGGATTCTGTTCCAACTGTGGTGCGTAACATCAATAACGCATTTCGCAGGCAAGACCAGATTGAATATGCAGAGACGGGGAACGGTTTTGCATTCGCACCGATCATTGCTGATGCGGAAGCGGGCTTTGGAGGAGTATTAAATAGCTATGAGCTGGCACGAAATCTCATCGAAGCAGGGGCGGCAGGAGTCCACTTTGAAGACCAACTCTCCTCCGCCAAAAAGTGTGGACATCTCGGAGGGAAAGTTCTTATTCCTCTTAGTGATGCCATTCGTAATCTTAACGCTGCTCGTCTCGCTGCTGATGTTTGTGGAACAGAGACACTCATTATTGCGAGAACAGACGCAGAGAGCGCACAACTACTCAGCAGCGATTATTGCTCAGCGGATCGGAAGTGGATACGTAGAAGCTCTCAAGCAGGAGCAAGCGTCCCAAATAGAACGTCAGACGGATTCTGGCAGATCAACGGAGGTCTTGAAATGGGATGTGAGCGAGGTGCCGCCTATGCCGAATACGCAGACCTCGTGTGGTGTGAAACCAGCAAACCCTGTCTCAAAGAGGCTCGGCGCTTCGCCGACGCAGTTAAAGGCTCTTGCCCCGAGGCAATGCTAGCATATAACTGCTCTCCTAGCTTTAACTGGAAGAAAACAATACCCGGAGACCAAGAACTCCAGGACTTTCAAATGGAACTAGGTCGTATGGGCTTTAAGTTTCAATTTATTACACTTGGGGGATTTCACAGCACAAACTTTGCGGTATTCAACTTTGCACGACAATATAAGCATCAAGGAATGCTTGCGTATAGTGACTTGCAAGAAGGAGAGTTCCGAGCAGAAGAGTTTGGGTATACATCAACAAAACATCAACGAGAAGTTGGAGTAGGTTATTTCGATGAAATTACGAAAGCACTCGGCGGGTCTACAGAAGCTCTCAAAGACTCTACGGAATCCGCACAATTTTAAATACTTTATACCCCTACTTCTCGTAGGGTGTACAACAGTAGAAGACGATAGAATATGTTTAGATTGGGGACATTATCCTGTAGTAGAGGAAAGATGTATTCCACTTTATGGTAATGTAATTTGCACTACCGAAGAAACCACCAGATACTGGTGTAAACTTTATGAGGAAAAAGATGAAAAGATTAGTAGCAGTAACAATCGCTTTAACATCTACGATCGCATGGGCAGACGATCGGTTTCAAGATATTCGTAAGCCTTGGGTACAGTGTGCAGCTTGCCACGGTGCAGAAGGTCAAGGAGGCATCGGCCCTACACTTGCAGGACAGTCTGCTGATGATATTATCAGCAAGCTACTTACATATAAAGCAGGAACTCCTGTTGGTCCGCAATCTGCTATGATGTACCCTGTAGCAAAGAGCCTTACTGATGGACAAATCGGCACTATTGGTGTATTTGTTCAAGAGGGCTTTCCGGAGAAGTAAATGAGTGATTTTTTCGCTAAATCTATGACAAAGTTCTTTCGCTTTACGGCGGACACGTTCTTTAGACAGCGATATGGGCATCGAGCAGTAGTTCTGGAGACCGTGGCAGGTGTGCCTGGTATGATTGCAGGGATGCTCTCTCATTTTGCAAGTCTTCGTACTCTCAAACGAGGGTATGGGACTAAAATACATCATATGCTTGAAGAAGCAGAAAATGAAAGAAAACATCTAATCTTTGTGCTACATATAACAAAGCCTACATCGCTAGAAAGAGGCATAATTATAGTAGCACAAATGATGTTTTCTATGTTTTATCTAGCATTATATATGCTTTCGCAGAGAACTGCACATCGTATGATTGGCTACTTTGAAGAAGAAGCAGTAGTAAGTTATACAGATTACATAAAACAGATAGACGAAGGGCATATAGAAGATGTACCTGCTCCTCTCGCCGCTATCGAATACTATGGACTACCAGATACGGCAACACTACGAGATATGTTGCACTGTATTCGTGAAGATGAACGTAAACACAGCATTTTGAATCATAGGTACGCAGATCGTGAAAGCAGTACTCTCTAATCGTATTTTTATGGAAGTAACTCCAGAGTTGAAGAAAAAGCTCTCGGATGAACTCACCTATAAAATACCACCACAGAATCCAAATGACCCTCCACAGATCATCAAAAATCTGCAGCGGGTGCGCGAAAACCTGGTATCAATACCAATCGGACGAACAGACCTCATTCCAGACGATTACGAGATCGTAGAGAAGCGTCTGAATATTCCTGCCGATTTTCCAGAGTTTGCGTTTGAGCTACGGCCAAGTCAGCAGGAGGTCTATGACGCTCTTGAGGACAACTGTATCATCAACGCTTGGGTAAGTTGGGGCAAAACATTTACGGGTCTCGCAATTGCGGGAAAACTAGGGCAAAAAACACTTGTGGTAACCCACACAGTCCCACTACGAAATCAGTGGGCAAAAGAAGTGGAGAAAGTTTATGGAATTAGACCAGGTATTATTGGTAGCGGCAGTTTTGACACCGATGCTCCTATTTGTATTGGCAATACCCAAACTCTTTATAGAAACATTGATAAAATTAGGAAAGAGTTTGGCACGATTATTTTAGATGAGATGCACCATGTCTCGTCTCCCACTTTCGCTAAAATTATTGATACTAGCCACGCTCGCTATAAAATCGGGCTTTCTGGTACTATCGAACGCAAGGACGGAAAACACGTCGTCTTCCGTGACTACTTCAGCCCGAATATTTTCAAACCACCGAAAGAAAACTTCCTTACCCCTAAAATCCATATCTACAGGTCAGAGGTACGATTTCCCGACGGAGCCAATATTCCTTGGGCAAAAAGAGTTAATGCAATTGCAAATAACGATGAATATCGCCACTCCGTAGCAATGTTGGCGTCTGCATATGCAGCGAAAGGCCATAAAGTGCTCGTTGTGTCCGATCGAGTTCACTTTTTGAAGAGCTGCGCCGAACTGACTGGTGAAAATTCTATATGTGTTACGGGTGAGGTAGCGCATGAGCAAAGAGAAACACTTATAAATGAAATACTACATGGAAACAAGAATGTTTTATACGGAACTCAAGCAATATTTAGTGAAGGCATCTCAGTCAATACTCTTAGCTGTCTTATTCTTGCTACTCCTATCAATAATGAGCCTCTTCTCACCCAGCTCATCGGTAGAGTTGTTCGTAAACATGATAATAAACGCGATCCAGTAATTATTGATATACACTTAAAAGGTAAAACAGCTCAGAGACAAGCTTCAAACAGAATGGGGTATTATATGAAGCAAGGTTACTCCATTGAGCAGCTCTGAAGCGTAGAAAAACAGTTCTTGACAAATAGTTCAAAGTAGAGTATAATATGTTGTTATATGATTGGAATAAGATATTTGATGTAACTAAAGGCAGCCCGTCTGCTATGTATCTTATCATTAAAATGTTGGTAAACAAAAGTATTCCTCGTAATAAACACGATAAAATATATAAGTATATCAACACTGATTTCTCTGGAGACTGCTTCCTAGTTCATCCGGATATCCTCTTATACCACGCATATAAACACAGCTTCCGCGATATAGCCCAGTATATTGCGTTAGCTTCTTTGCGTCCGCTTGCGGACTATTACGCATCTGGGAAAACCACACTAGACCTTGATCTCTGTGAGATCAGTTTAGAATACTTTAAAGATAACAGTCTACTTCACATAGAAGAGGGTCAATTGCACTTTCTATATGAAGAAGTCAAACAGGAGAATATACACTAATGGCACTATCATTTAATAAAGCCGCTGGCGGCGCTAAAAAATCATCAATCACTTCATACGCATACCGAGACGGAGACAACGAAGTTCGCTTGGTTGGAGACGTACTAGCACGTTACGTTTACTGGCTAGAAGGTAAGAACGGTAAGAACATTCCTTTCGAGTGCTTGTCTTTTGACCGCAATGAAGAGAGATTCAACAATCTTGAGAAAGATTGGGTTCGTGAGTACTATCCCGACCTGAAGTGTGGTTGGAGCTACGCAATGCAGTGCATTGACAATGGCGAAGTCAAAATTATAAATCTCAAGAAGAAGCTCTTCGAAGCTATTCTTACAGCAGCAGAAGACTTGGGCGATCCTACTGACCCAGAGACAGGCTGGGACGTTAAGTTTAAGCGTGTTAAAACTGGCCCTTTACCCTACAACGTAGAGTATCAGTTACAAGTCCTCAAGTGCAAGCAGCGTGCTCTCAGCGAAAGCGAAATGTCTGCAATTGCGGATCTGAAGTCTATGGACGATGTTATGCCTCGACCAACTCCAGACGCACAAAAAACTCTTCTCGATGAGATTCGTGAAGATGCAGCGGGTGATATTGATGAGTCTTTAGAAGACGAATTTAACTTGTCATGATTTTATTTACGGCAGACTGGCATATAAAGCTAGGTCAAAAAAATGTTCCACGAGAGTGGGCACTCAACCGATACGAAAGTTTTTTCGAGCAAATTCATATGCTAGAGAAGCAATGCAATATGCACATTATCGGGGGAGACCTTTTTGACCGTCTGCCGAACATGGAAGAGTTGGAGCTGTACTTTTCGTTTATTCGGAAAGTGCAGATTCCAACACTTATCTATGACGGTAATCATGAAGCTACAAAGAAAAATAAAACTTTCTTTACACAGCTAAAACAAGTATCACGAGATATCAACCCACTTGTAAAAGTAGTAGATATATCATACTATGACAACGATTTTGGTTTTGGAGTCTTGCCTTATGCAGATCTTCACCGTAAAAACTCTATTGAGCTGTTTGACCCAAAGAAACCTTTGTTCACTCATGTTCGAGGAGAAATCCCTCCACACGTCAAGCCAGAGGTGGACTTAGACAGGTTTGAGGATTTTCCCGTTGTTTTTACCGGAGACCTACACGCACATAGCAATACTCAACGAAATTTAGTTTATCCAGGAAGCCCTATGACAACTTCATTTCACAGGAATGAGGTAGAGACTGGCTATCTTTTAATAAACCCAAGAGATTGGTCGTGGATGTGGGATCGCTTTGAACTACCACAATTAATTCGTAAGACAGTATCAGATCCTAGTGAGATGGTGCCTACGGACTTTCATCATACTATATATGAGATAGAAGGAGATATCCAAGAGCTAGCAAATGTTAAAAATAGCGAGCTTCTGGATAAGAAAGTGGTAAAACGAAGCTCAGAAGCAGCCCTAGTTATGAGTAAAGATATGACCGTAGCCGATGAGCTAGTAGAGTATCTAACTTATATATTAGAAATACCAGAGAAAAAAGTACAAGATATAGTAGGATTATTTAATGATTACGCTTCAAAAATTGAAATGGAGTAATTGTTTTAGCTACGGCCCTGATAATGAGCTTGATCTACAGGACAATATTGTAACTCAGGTTCTGGGAACTAATGGTATGGGCAAGTCTTCTATACCATTAATTATTGAAGAGGCGCTGTATAACAAAAACTCTAAAGGAATCAAAAAAGCGGATATACCAAACAGATATGTAAATGCGGGCTATAACATTTCGCTCTCGTTTACAAAAGATAATAAAAGTTACGAAGTTATTATAGATCGTAAATCAAGTATTAAACTTAAGTTACTTGAAGACGGTGAAGATATTAGTTCTCACACGGCTACGAATACTTATAAAACTTTACAGTCTATTATTGGAATTGACTTTAAAACATTTTCTCAGTTGGTATATCAAAATACAAATAGCAGTTTGCAATTTCTTACTGCAACTGACACAAACCGTAAAAAGTTTCTCATAGACTTACTCCAACTAGAGCACTATGTAAAACTTTTTGACGTATTTAAGGAAGAGGCCAGAAAGAGCACATTAAATCTCAATAGTATTGAATCAAAGATAGCGACAATTGAAAAGTGGTTATCAAGTAACAAATTGAGTGATACATCCATACTGCCTCTGTCTGAAATTTCAATTGAGACCATAAGTGACGAACAAGAACTCGCCGCCCTAACGATAGAAATTAAAAATATTTCTGAGAAAAATAGAAAAATTTCTCAGAATAATAGTTATAAAGATATGCTGAGCAAGATCAACATAGAAGAAGCACAGAAGTGTAGTGTTACTGAAAAACAGTCCTATGATGATTTTCAAAGTGAGTTAGGAACCTTAAGCGGGGTCGTAACGGGGTCAAACAATATTTTACATAAATTAAGCAAATTAGGAGATCATTGTCCGACTTGTGAGCAATCTGTAGACAGTTCCTTCAAGCAGGGGCTGATTGATATAGAAGCACAAAAAGTCGAAAAAGCGAGAGAAAGACAAAATGAAATTGAGCGAAGAATATCAGAAATTAAACGAGACAATGCAGAATACGAAGATGCACGAAAAGTTCAGCGCGACTGGGAAGATTTATTCAGAAGTATTGACCAAAACTTACCGTCACAGCTCTTGGATCCTGCAGAGCTTAGGGCACGGGCTGACGGAATCTCGCAGAGAATATCGGATGCTAAAGAGCGGATGGTTCGAGTCGCACAAGAAAATGAGCGAATCACTAAACGAAACACCCGAATCCAAGTAGTATTAGAACAAACAGAAGAGTTTCAGCAAGAGTTATTTGAGTTGAACGAGCTTCTTGATCTAGAGAGCGCAACTGCAGGGCACCTCGAAGTATTAAAAAAAGCTTTTAGCACAAACGGGCTGCTTGCGTATAAGATAGAGAATTTGGTAAAAGAGTTGGAAGAGCTCACAAATTACTATCTAGCAGAATTATCCGATGGACGTTTTACACTGGAGTTCGTAGTATCAAATGATAAACTCAATGTTCAAATCACTGATAATGGTAATATTGTGGATATTCTTGCTCTCTCTAGTGGAGAGTTAGCAAGGGTGAACACAGCTACTCTTATTGCTATACGCAAATTAATGAGTAGTATATCAAAGTCTAGAATCAACATTCTTTTTCTGGATGAAGTCATCAATGTCCTTGATGACCAAGGAAGAGAAAAATTAGTAGAAGTTTTATTAGAAGAAGATTTAAATACTTATGTGGTAAGCCACGGATGGACTCACCCACTACTAGAAAAAGTAGAAGTAGTTAAGTCAGGCAATGTAAGCAAGTTGGAGCGATAATGGGACACGCAAGACGTATGCAAAGCAACCGTCGTAGAATTATTTGGGAAATGACCAAGGAGAAATACAATGAAGAAAATGATAGCAGACAACATGATGAGCTATCTGAACGGGAAAGTGAAGTATCATCAAGCAAATGTGAGGATATATTTGCAAAGTCCCGTAGGAATCGGAGAACATCCTGATATCATGGCAGCTATTGAAGAAGAGTTAGCAAAAGCAGCAGAATATCAAGAAAAGCTAGATCAACTCGGTGAAATACTAATGGGCAGTGACTAAATGGTTGATAGCAGAGCAAAAGGCGCTAGGGGTGAGTATCTTGTAAGAGATATGTTGCGTCAAGCTACAGGACATCAGTTTGAAAGAGTGCCCGCTTCAGGCGCTCTTGAGTACCTAAAAGGAGATCTGTATGTTCCACACGCTAAAAATCGTTTTTGTATTGAGGTAAAGAACTATGAGAAGTCTCCTCTTTCAGACAAAATATTCACAGCACCTAGAACAAACAATTTAATTAAATGGTGGAAGAAGTTAGAGCAGCAAGCGGAAGGCGGTAACCAGGAGCCTTTGTTGTTCTTTAAATACAATCGGTCAGCAGTATTTGTTGTTACTAATATTCTTCCAAAAAATACAGACCACTGGCTACGAATTGAGTGGCTTGACTGCTACGTTCTCGTAGCAGACGAGTGGTTAGAGCAAGAAAACGTGGAGTTTTTACATGGCATTTAATCTTACAGATAAGATTGTAAATGATACCAACTCTACTCTAGTTGTCGATGCATTGAATCTTGCATTTAGATGGAAACACCAAGGGCGTTCTGATTTTCGTTATGAGTATCAGAGCACAGTAAAAAGTTTAGCGAAGTCATATGATTGTAGAAATATTATTATTACTGCTGATTGGGGGTCTTCTACATATCGTAAGGGACTCTCTCCGGACTATAAGCAAAATAGAAAGGACAAATTTGCAGAACAAAGCGAAGCAGAAAGAATTGCGTTCGAAGAATTCTTCGAAGAATTTGAAGCCGCACTCGACGTTCTCGAGGAAGACTACCCAGTCCTCCGATATCGAGGAGTTGAAGCGGATGACATCGCGGCGCACTTGGTAAAACACAAAGACAAGTACGATTTAGAGTATATTTGGCTCATTTCAAGTGATCGTGACTGGGATCTATTGATTCAAGAAAAAGTAGGCCGCTTCTCCTACGTCACACGAAAAGAAGTACGTTTAGATAACTGGAGAGAACATTATGATATTAGACCAGAAGAGTATATTTCACAAAAGTGTCTTACTGGTGATAAAGGAGATAATGTTGCAGGCATTCCAGGTATCGGCCCAAAGAGAGCAGTACAGCTCATAAGGGACTATGGCACTGCTTGGGATATCTATGAAGCGGTACCAATTGACAGCAAGTATAAGTATATTCAAGCACTGAATGAAAATGCAGAACAGTTGCTTCTCAACTATGAGTTAATGGATTTAATGACCTTCTGCGATGATGCAATAGGTCAGGACAATATAGAAGATATTGGGCGGAAATTAAATGGAAGTTAATATAGATTTTAAAAGAGACCGCTATCTGTCTACGTTTAGTATTAAAACTTTACAAGATAGATATCTGGTAAATGGAGAAGGCTCTCCGCAACAGGCGTTTGCACGTGCAGCTACAGCTTTTGCTGACGATGAAGCACACGCACAGCGATTGTATGATTATGCGAGTAAGCTGTGGTTTATGTTTTCTACGCCCATACTTTCAAATGGAGGAACAAAGCGTGGTTTACCTATTAGCTGTTTTCTCAATTATGTGGACGATAGCCGTCTTGGTATCACCGAGCATTACACAGAAAACGCATTTTTATCCTCTGTTGGTGGCGGTATTGGTGGTTATTGGGGCGATGTGCGTTCCGTAGGTTCGAAGACTTCTCACGGTTCAGAGTCTACTGGCGTCATTCCTTTCATGAAAGTGGTAGATGCAGAAATGTTGGCTTTTTCACAAGGAGTAACAAGACGAGGCAGCTATGCGTCATACTTACCTATGAGTCACCCAGAAATTGAAGAGTTTCTGGATATGCGTAAGCCGACAGGAGGGGATATTAATCGTAAGTCTACGAATTTACATCATGGTGTGGTTATCCCTGACTCATTTATGGAACTGATTGAAGGCGCTACTCGTGAGGAGGGATTTGACGACAGTTGGCCTCTGATAGATCCACACTCGGGTCAGGTAATTAAGACTGTATCTGCAAAAACATTGTGGGTAAAACTCATTCAAAATCGAGTAGAGACTGGCGAACCCTATATTATGTTTGGGGATACGGTGCAGGAAGCACTCCCAGACTGTCAAAAAGATTTAGGACTACAAGTAAACCAGTCTAATTTATGTAGTGAAATTACACTACCAACAAACGAAGAGCGAACAGCAGTATGCTGTTTATCAAGCGTAAACTTAGAAGAGTATGATGAGTGGAGTAACGATCCAAATTTCATTCCTGATTTAGTTCGTATGCTTGATAATGTTCTTACACACTTTATTGCAAATGCTCCAAAAGAGCTGGAGAAAGCACGTTACAGTGCGGAAAGGGAGAGATCAATTGGCTTGGGTGCGATGGGGTTCCATGCCTATTTACAACGGCACAACATTCCGTTTGAATCGGCAATGGCGAAAGGACGCAATATGGCTATGTTTTGGCATATTAAGTCAGCTGCGACTACTGCTTCACGAAATCTTGCATTGGAGCGAGGAGAAGCGCCTGATGCACAAGGCACGGGTATGCGTAATTGTCACTTGCTGGCTGTTGCTCCAAACGCTTCGTCTAGCATTATCTGTGGCAACACTTCTAGCGGTACCTCTTTACAAAAGAACGAGTATCTCGAAGATATTCTCCGAGAGCTAGGAATGGACACAGACGAAGTTTGGAAGAGTATCGTTACAAACGGCGGATCAGTACAACATCTTGAGTTTCTGGACGATTGGACAAAAGATGTTTTCAAAACCGCTGTAGAGATTGACCAGCGATGGGTTATTGATATGGCAGCAGATCGTCAGAAGCACATCTGTCAGAGTCAATCTTTAAATGTATTCTTTCCTGCAGATGTATCAAAACAGGAGCTTCACGCGATTCATATGCAAGCGTGGAAGCAGAAAGTAAAAACGTTATACTACTTGCGAAGTGAAGCATATAAGCGAGCTGAAAAAGTATCTGACGAGGCGCTAAGAAGGCAGATATTTGAGTCTATGGACGAGAATGCCTGTTTAGCTTGTGAAGGTTAGCAATGAACATAGAAATTTACGGAATGGATGGATGCGGCTTTTGTGAGAAAGCCGTAGACCTCGCAGAAGAACTCTGCCTTGATTACACTTATATTGATGCTAATACAGCAATGATTGAATTTAGTAGATTATTCCCCAGTGCCAAAACTGTTCCACAGATTCTTGTGGACGGTGAATGGGTTGGAGGATATAGCGACTTCGAAGAAGTCATGGAGCATTTTGAATGAATCTTCTCACCGAAAGAGAATATTATAAACCCTTTAATTACCCTTGGGCCTTTGAGCACTACAAGTCCCAACAGCATATGCACTGGTTACCGGATGAAGTCAACCTTGCAGATGATTTGAGAGACTACCGTGAAAGACTTACTCCGGGCAATAAAAAACTTATTACGCAAATTTTTAGATTCTTTACGCAGGCCGATGTTGATGTTTGTTGTGGCTACGCCAAGCACTATCTTCCTACATTTAAACAGCCTGAAGTAAGAATGATGCTGTCTGCTTTTGCAGCAATGGAAGCAGTGCATCAAGAAGCGTATTCATTACTACTCGAGACCCTTGGTTTCGGAGATGATGAGTACCAAGAGTTCATGAAGCACAAAGCTATGATGGATAAGCACGAACATCTATCAAACTTTGGTATGGACACTAAAATGAATATTGCGAAGACTATGGCTATCTATAGCGGCTTCACCGAAGGCGTTCAGCTCTTTAGTTCTTTTGCAATTCTACTCAACTTCCCACGTCACAACCTCATGAAAGGTATGGGTCAGATTGTAACTTGGTCTATTCGGGATGAGACCCTGCACGTGGAGGGAATGAGCCAACTTTTCAGAACTTTTATTTCTGAAAACCCAGAGCTGTGGAATGATGAGTTGAAGTATGAGATCTATTGCGCAGCAGAGCGCACAGTAGAACTTGAAGATGCTTTCATTGATCTCTGCTTCGCAGATGCGGATGTACCCGATTTAACAGCCCAAGAAGTAAAAGAGTATATTCGATACATTGCGGATCGAAGACTACTGGGACTAGGTATGAAGAAAATCTTTGGAAGCGAGGAAAATCCTCTGCCTTGGTTAGACTATATGTTAAACGCAGTTGAGCATACCAACTTTTTTGAAAACCGTGCTACGGAGTATGCTAGAGCGAGCACGACAGGAAACTGGCAGGATATATTTAAATAATGGAAGAAGAAACTTTAACATTCAACTTTACTCTACAAGAAGCTAATACTATTCTTGGTGCACTTGGAGAGTTGCCTGCAAAGGTATCTATGGGACTTATCGCTAAGATTCAATTAGAAGCTAAATCTCAGAGAGTAGAGCTAGAAGAGAACGAGGAAGGGGCTGAATAAGCCCCTTTTTTATGCCCAAACTGCGTTACACACAGATTGAACTACCGAGGGTTTAGAGGAAATATCCTCTCCCTGTTTTAAAGTATACCTATGAAAACTTTCTGAGATTACTGCACCATCTTCGCTAATACGTGTAAGCTCTCTTACTTGAACGATTGGTGTATTCTCTAAATTTACTACTTCTATTTTACTTATTACAATTTCTTTTGTAAGTGCCATTATGCTGTTGTCCTATACTGTCCTGCAAATACTAAGTTATTTCTATTTGCGCTAGTTCCCGTTATCATATCTGCGTCTGTCATTATGTTGTCTTGACCAGACAAAGAAGTTCTCTTATAAAGTCTTATATCTGTTTCACCGCCTACGAGTTGACAATGCCAGATATTATTTGTCCAGCCTTCTGATCTACCTATAGAAATTGCTCCGTATCCTGATATTGTAAAAGGTAGCCCGCTGATTCTTAACTGACCCGCTGCCCCCGTTGCGTCTACTGCATCTGTTCGTATCCAGCCTTGAATCATTACAATATCACCAATTTTAGTGTAGGTAGCAGATAAAGTGTCCATCGTAATACTTGTAAAATCAGTAGTGCTCATAAAATAGCTAGGAGTCCAAGTCCCTTCTTCGTAGTCTTCTAAAGTATTTACATTGGCATCAGTAAAATTGGCCGTTCCTAGCTGTATCCCACCTGGAACAATTATACGTCCATCTAAGCTTGATATTCTAACTCGGTCCGTAGTTCCTGTACTAAAGTACATGCTTGAAGCGTCGGTGTAAACTGTGCCAGAAGTTGTTCCGCTTTCTCTAAGTCGGAGACGAGGAGTATCAGTTGTATCAGTATCATTAATTACTACTTCTGCGCCAGCTCCTTGAACTACTAATGTTTTATCTGGACCGCTGTTTCCTATACCTACATTTCCGCTGCTAAGAACAGTAACTGCACTTCCAATAGAAGCACTACCATCACTATTTACTTCGAAATCAACACCAGGAACTCTAAATCCGGTTACATTCGTATCACCTAGAGTAACTTCATTCGAAGTTGTAGCACTACTTGGTGCTGCATTGTACCCTACGATCGTGTTGTTAGATCCAGTAGTAATAGTACTTGTGCTAGTTCCTAAAAAAGTATTTTCATCCCCTGTAGTTACTGTTTGCCCTGCGTTGAAACCAAGCGCAACATTACTAGTTGTATTGGTATTAGTTGATCCGCTCAGTGCGCCTTGTCCTACAGCTGTATTACGATTTCCCGTTAACGAGTTCTGCAGTGCCCTAGTACCTATAGCAGTATTTGAACCTGAAGTTTGATTGCCTAAAGCCAAATATCCGACTGCTACATTATTAGAACCGGTTAGATTGTCTTGTAGAGCGACTTGACCTATTGCGGTATTAGTAAAACCTTCTGTGGTGCTCTCAAGAGCTTGTTGACCATAAGCAGTATTTGACGCTCCTGTTGTTAAAGATGCTGCTGCACGATATCCCATAGCAGTAGTGTTCTTACCTTGCTCGTTTGCTTGCCATCCTAAAGAGGCAGCAAATAACGAAGATCCACCAATGTTAAAATCATCAAATTCTATTAAAGTTCCAGCCATAGAAATTTGTAGCCCAGGAATCCTAAAGCTTGTCACTGTGTTAGCCCCAAGAGTTATTTCATTCGAAGCAGTCTGACTACTTGGCTCAGCATTATAGCCTAAAATCGTATTATTTGAGCCTCCCGTAAGATTGGTTCCGGCTCCAGAGCCTACTACTGTATTTTGCGCTCCAGAAGACAATGTAGTTAGAGAGTTATAACCTACTGCTGTATTATCATCTCCTATGCCAGCAGCATCTAAAGCCCTAAACCCGATCGCTGTATTGTTATTAGCAGTTGTGCTTGCTGTGAGCGCCGCATACCCCAAAGAAACATTATTTATACCACTAGTATTGCTAACAGATGCTTGCCATCCAATTGCTGTATTACCAAAGGCATTTCCACCTCCAGTTCCATTATCTCGAAGAGCTTGATGTCCAAAAGCAGTGTTTCTCTGCCCATTAACATTATCTTGAAGTGCGCCTCTTCCAACAGCTACACACTCATATCCATCTACATTATTCTCTAGAGCTTCGTAGCCTATTCCTACATTGTTGGCACTCGTAAATTGCTCAAGAGGTCTTCCAACCCCTGAAGTAGCGCCTATTGCTAGGTTAGTTACTGAAGTTGTGCCTCCGGCTATGCCAATTTCTATGCCCTCAACAAGCAAAACACTGTCTATAACCACTCGACCCGCTGCGTTATTTGTGTCATTTCTATCAAATACTAAGTCGCCATCTGATTGTAATGTTAAAAGCCACTCATTAGCATTGTTTCTTCGAATGTCAAAAACTTGTCTATCTGAAGCATCAGCATCATAAACAACATTAGAGCCTGCTATGTCAAAGAAAACCCAACTATCAAAGCTGGCTCCGCCTGTTACTTGGAGAGCGCCTTCCCCAGTTTGGGCTGCAGCAGTAGTATCTGTTATTTGAACAGGGCCATCAAGCTGAACGGGACCACCAAAGAAGTTAGTTGCTGCTGTATCTGGTAAATATAAACCCCATTCATTAGTGGCCGTAGTTACGCCTTCATAAGAGGCATGAATTAGGTATGAATTTGTTACTGCAGGAGCGTCTGAATTATTATTATTTTCATCAACAAGAACTTTTATTCCATAAGCATTAGTCCAAGAACCGCCATTTCTTTGGAGTTCTATATCTGCTCCGGATATGGTTGTTCCACCTCCCGTTCCTGTACTCAGAGAATTTGTTTGTAGTTTTAACCCTGCTATTTCAGTGACAGCATTTGCAGAGCCTTGGTTGGTAACACCATAAAATCCATAAAGATTAGTTACGGTTCCTGTTCCTGTAGCTTGATTCACAATCTCACTAGCAACACCCCTAGAGATAGTGGTAGTTCCTGCAGTATGATTATTTTGTTGAAATACTCTTAACCCATTGACTACATCACTGTCTCCAGTGTTTCTAACATCAATAACTGCACCATAGAGACGATGCTCATTATCAACAGTGCCCATATTCGCACTGGAATCAACATCAATGAATAACCCTCTTTTGAGAATGTCCCCTGTAAGAACGGGAGTGTCCCCCGAAACATTATAGTCTATTAATAAGGCACTTCGAGAAAAATCTTCGCTATCGTTAAAAACAATACTAGTTGCAAGATCTTCTGCAGGTACAAACTCTACAATACTATCAGACCCATCATTCTTTTTTAAGAATAATTTTCCGTCAAAAGTATTGACTGCCAGCTCACCCAGCTCTAAATCAGCCGTGCCCGGAGTTACTCCGGTAGAGGAGGATCTTTTTAGTTTGATCGTTGTCATCTAAGTCTCTTTTTCACCACTATTTTTACAGGAAATGCTTTAGCAATAGCCCTATCAACTTCTTTGACTATTGTAATACGAGTTATCACGAGTAGGTGCCGCCATCCAACGTAGTAATAGCAACAGTATTTGTGCCAGCAGTATAGCTAAATGTATTTGCGTCAAATGTAAGACTGAATCCAGAAGTTACTGCTTCAGTATTTGTGCCATCTCCTACAGTCCAGCTTGTATACGCATCGTACTCTGTAGATACTGGAATATTATAAAAGGTGGCCCCATCGTTTGTAAAACTCCATCGAGTTGCGCTCTCGTCCCACAATAGTTGAACATTCGTAGAGCTTCCTCTCTCAATCTCAATACCGGCATCTTGGTTAGCGGCAGGAACTCCTGTAGCATTATTATTTAAAATAATTAAGTTATCATCTACAGTAAGAGTTTCTGTATTTAGAATTGTTTGCGTGCCGTTTACAGTTAGGTCTCCAGTTACTACAAAGTCCCCTCCTGCAGTCATAGTTACGCCATTACCAATAGTAGTCGCAGTATCTATTTGTGGCAGTCGAGCTTCTAAGTTTGCAACATTAACATCATCGTTAGTATCTGCCGAATCAATAGTAACGGTAGAGCCAGAAGTGGTTATTGTAATACCCCCACTTTCTGCAAAAGTAAGAGTATCCGTATTACTTGCGGCTGTTACGCTTGTTTGACCCGAAACTGCAACGGTTTTAAAGATATTCTGAGCACTACCGCGATCTGTGTTTGTAATACTTACTGATCCAGTAGCATTCGTATTTGTAGATAGACCAGTTCCTGTTGTAATATCTAGAACACCATCGTTGGCAATAGCTACATCATTATCAGAAATTGTGGTGGTAATGCCAGTTCCACCACTAAAAGTTAATGTTTGACCAGTAGTAAATGTATCTGTATTTGGAGTGCCTTGGTTATCACTAATTGTAAACGAGCCCGAAGGGATTGCAGCAAAAGACAAATTACCTGAAGCATCAGTAGTTAGAAACTGACCGTCTGATACTGTCGCAGGCAAAGTAAGCGTGAGATTAGCCGCTAAAGCATTTGGAGACTTTACTCGAACATAGTTTACTCCATTATTGGTAGCTTCTCGCAGCTCTACGTGTCCACCTAGTGTTGCACTATTTTGAATAATTAAGTTATTGGGAACAACAGAACTGCCTTCCAGCATATCAATATATGCTTTACCGCCGATAACGTCGATATCGCCTGTGCCACCTCCAGGTCTACCAATATATAGGTAATTACTATTTGAAGAATATGCTAATTCTCCGTTCTCTAATGCGCTAGGAGAGGCTGCACTCGAACTTCGTTTGATCTTAATAGTCTGTGCCATTATATAATCCTATGTAGGCTAAAAAGCCCCTCCGTCTAAAGTATCAGAATTACCTGTGCCTAAAGCTACAGGAACCCATTGATAAACATTAGACGATATTTCTCTATAAATATAAAAATTTTCTGTAAGAGTATTATACCAAAGATCTCCTTCTTCAATATTATTACCTGTAGGAGTCGAATCCCCCCGAAAACTTTGGTCTGCAAGCTGCTCTAATGCTCCTTGTAGAGTAGTAGCAGTTATCGTATTGTGAGGAGTTACAGAAACTTTCGAAGAGAGAACATTTCCTCCCGCAGAAATTACTTCTTCCCCATCAATAGATAGTTTTCCATTTTGGTAATCAAATTTAAAAGACATTAGTAGTATACCTCTGTGTAGTCAACTTTAGCTGACCAAACCGTTCTATTATTAGAAGCGGCTGTAACTAAAACCCTTAATGTATTATCTGTATCATCAACTTCAATATCTGCGTCAAATGCAGCATTTTCAGTTCCAAGAATAAACTTACCAGTGCTTCCAATAATTCGAGTAGTATTTCCATCTCTTTCTGCTACTCCGTTAATTTGAAAAGCACATGACTCATTTGTAGTAGTATCTTTACCGGAAATAAGAGCATCAAAAGCTAAAGATGCATTTTCTGTAACTGTTAGTGCAGTATCGGTAGTTGTTCTAAAATAAATTTCTGTTTGTGTGGTTGTCTCTGTTTCTCCACCATATACTGCAGTTCCTGACTTAGAGGTAGTTATAACATTATTGTCTCCGCCGGAGTAAGTATTTGTCAAAGTAACATCTTTTACAACTTTTAGTTTACCAATTAAAAGAGTATTTACTTTACCTTCTGCAGTAACTTCTTGAAAATCGTAATTGTATGTTCCTATATCTATATCTGTCTGTAGCGGGGTCGCAGAAATTGTTACAAGTCCGTTTGCGCCTCCCGTAATTGGTCCTAATTGAAGAGCCGCCTGCTCGTCAGTTTGATTTATATCAGACTTGAGAGTTAGCCAATAATCATTTGAAGTTACGTCAAGATTTATATTATCTTCGTCTCGAATAGTAATTTCAAACAACCAAGTATCTCCTCTTACTTGATTTGGAAAATTATACGCAGTAAAAGCCATTAGTCTATCTCATAAATATCAGCAGTAAATGACTGCACTTCAATATTTGCTGTAACACTTTGATGTGAGTCTACAGCAACAGAATATGTATCTTGTGACAAGGCTACTGAAACAGCATTACTAAAACTATAAGTTGTTAATTGCTCATCAACATAACGAGTTCCAAGACCTCCTCCTCGAAAGCCTCGAGTTGCCACAGCTAGTCGAAAGTTAGGTCCGCTACTCATGATCGAGTAAGCGTAGTAGTATTACTATCAGGCTGTCCAATAGTAATGGTTACGCCGCCAACAGTAATGCTGGTATCTGTAATAGATGCGACATTTGATGCGTCGAGACCTGCAAGTCTCCAGAGCTCAAGAACTTTACCTTCCATATCATCAATCATTTCTTGATTCACGGTCTCATTTACTACAGTTGCTCCGGCAGTGCTATCTACAAACTTACCAACACCACGAGCTACCATTATACCATTTGTGTTGCTTGAATCAAAAGTAAGAGAGCCTGGATGTAGTTCTACAGTTACTCTATCGCTTGCGTTATTAGAATCTTTTACGGTCAAACCACCATTATAACCTCGCATACTCAGTTGGGAGGTTCCAGCCGCATTCATACTTATAGTAGGTCGGCCTGTTCCTGCAATACTACTAACACAATCTTTCATTAGAACTATACCGGAATCTTGACAGGTTAAATTTCCTGCTAAATCACAGTGGTCATAAGTTCCTTCTAGAAAAGCGCCTTCCAATAAGCTACAGTCTTCAAACCTTACATTTGAACCGTCTGCGAAAGCTCCTTTTACATTACAGCCTACAAACTTAGAATTCTTTATGTTTTGTCCGTTTAAGTCTACTTCTGGTTCGCCTATTCCTCTTAGAGTAAAGTTTTTAAAGTTGCGATTGAGAGTAATATCTCCTATAAGATCAATTACTCGAATACCATCCGTCTCGGCTTTATCAATAGCATCATTAATATTGTCGTAAGGAGTCTCTTGACCCCCATCTCCATTTGAGTCAGCATCTAGATTTACCCAAACTTGCTTTTCAAGATAATCTACCTCGTTTAATAAATGCCCCATAGTTCCAGCAGTATTATGATCGGCAGAAGCTTCATCCCAAACGGCATCGGCAATTTCTGAAGCAGTTGGACCGGCTGCTGAAGTAAGTGTTCGATTAGAATACTGCCAGATTTCTGCGGCGGTAGCCCCGTCGCCCCCAGAAGTTCCGGTTGTTCCGGTAACTAGAGAGGATACTACCGCAGGGAATTGAATAACTCCGCTATTATCAAAATATGCAGAATCAAAATTGTCCGAAAAGAGAACACCTGTAACTTTTACTTTTGTAAGGTCAATATACAACTTCCAATTGTTAATAAGAAAGTAAATATCTCCAGCTTTTTGTCCCTCTACAGTATTATCGCCTCCCACAGATCTGATGGCGGGTAACCACGTAGCATTGTCTGGCATAGATTTTACCCATTCTTTCCAGTCAGAGTAAATGTCTGTTTGTATATCTAAAGTTGTTACGCCTTCGTTTACACGAATAATACGGTTCTCTCCATCAAAAGTTACCTTATGATAGAGAGTCCATAGATCCCAGTAGTAGGCGTAAGCATGAGCTAACATTTTACTGAACTACTTCTTTCCAGTTTACAGTAAGCATTAACTTGACGTCATTATGTAAAGCAGTTCTTGTTTTCGCATAGAAAGACCAGATTACTTTAGATCCATAGAATCCTTTAAGAGTTGCAGTTCCGGTAAATGCCGCTGCCGAAGAAAGATTTGCAGGAGTTTGTAGGTCTGAGTCAGTATACAATTCCGCTGTAGTAAGACCTGTGTGTTTTAAGTAATAAGTTCCATTATAGTCAGTGACGCTCGAACCAGTTATTTCTACCTTACCCTGATAACGATTAGTGTTTAACGGGAAGGTCACTTGCTGAGGCTCTCTTAGTGCTATAATAGGATCAGAAGTAGTTATAACAGGCGGACTCGCTGCTGTTATAGAATTGAGAGTATTAGTCTTTGTTCCACCATCCTCTGAAAAATTCTTCACGGAGCCATACTGAAAGTTATTGTATGTGTCTGTTAAATCGGCTTCATAACGACCAGAAAACATTTCTTGCAGAACTACTTGCCCGCCCTCGTATGCTGTTCCAGCAGTAGAGCTTTCTATTGTAGTTCCGGGAACTAAAGAAAAGTTGTGTTCTGAATGAATAGAATTAATTTCTGCTTTTAAGTCTATTATAGCATCTAACACTAACCCTTTACCTGGGGTAGCAGTTCCGCCGTCAAAACCATTATCAAAAGCATAAGCACTAATAGAGGTTGGAGTATAAATACTATGGTTGACTACTCCCGCCTCAATAAGTTCTTCGGGTGAAAGAGCCACTATAAACTGCCAGTTATCGCTAATGTTTGCAGTTATTGTTGTATGATTAGTAGCAAATGTCGAAGGTTTGCCGGACTCATTTAAGTCCATCTCTGTTTCTGTCCACACAGAAGAAGACCAAGTTTCAATGTAAAGATCGTCTGCTGTAGAGCCGGTTGACTTATTTGAGAAACAAACAGGTAGAGAAGCAGTCTGAGTCATTGAGTAGGCGTATCTATTGCCGTGGTAGTATTCGTGACAAACCACTCTCGCCCCATCAACATAAGTTCCAAATCGAACTCTACCCGATCCGTGCCACTGAACATCAATCCACCAAATGTTGTCTTTTGAGAGATCTAATATCTCTTGGCTATCTCCAGTTCCGTCAAGCTTGTCCTTATTCCACGTCGAACGAGGAATAATGTTATCTTTTGACGAAGGACTTTGAGCTGCTTGCGCTAGAGTATTACTACTTCGAATAACAACGGCAAATCCAGTTTCATCCGTAGCATTTACTCCACCAGTTCCAACCATAAAGAAGAAACCATTATCAGCATCAAACATACCCCAGCGTCGAGTAGACCCCGTAGCTGTAGGGTTGTTTAAAGAAGCTGTAGACATATAAAGGTGTGAAGAGCCGGGAAAGTAGTGATGATAAGTATTACTTGTCATTCCAGAGAATGCTGATGCGCCCGAATAATCTGACGCAGTAGTGTCAATTAAAATTCTTGCCGATTTTCTGTCCTGTGTCCAAGAGACATCTCCGCCATCAATTTCTACAGTAGAAAAGTTATCGTCTATTACACTCTGCTGACCAAACACATAATCGCCAAGATGCTGCGCTCCAGATACTCGAAGTTTCCCCCAAGCATCGAGCTGCGGCAAGCCTTCAGCAAATCTAACATTTGCCGAACCTGTAATATCAACATCCATACCATATTCTGGATTGTCGTAACCCATAATGTTACTAGCGGGAGTCATTATATCATATGACGCAACTACAGATGCTTTTTGATCTCCCCCGAAACTAATTGTTGCAGCAACCTCAGGATCCGTATTCTCAAATTTAGCTGTCTTATTATAATGAACTGCTAGTATACCTGTGTCTGCAGTTTTCTCATATACACCGTGAACGTGAACCGTTCCAAAAGCCCCGCCTATATCATAGTGACTGCCTATCTTCCATTCGTGAACAGTTCCTCGAGTTGTATCGAGTGCTTGCTTTCCATTATATTCGATTTCGGCAGTATGCACCATGTACATACGATCACCAGTGCTCTCCGGAGGTATACGACTAAATCGCCTCGCGCCTGTATCTGTTATTCCACCCGCCATTTACTTACTCCTTATTTTTAAGCAAATTTTTAATCTTTGCTAATAAATCCTCGTCTAAGTCGTCTAGACTACCTTTTTCTTGTTTAATTTCCTCGGAGAGAGGAGTAGGGGCGGTAACTTTGGCTATGTCTACTCTATTCTTTTTTGTTTTCTTACTGTAGACTTCGGTTCTTCCTGAACCTAAATCAAGTTTGACGCCCCACGTCTCATTATACGCTTCCCAATCTATCGTATCTCCTAAATAATTAGTTTTTACAATAGAATAAATATTTAATTGTCGAGGGTTGAGAGAGGCTACAACCTCTTCTTCTGGTATTCCCACGCTTATCTTTGTTTTAATTTCCACACAAGTATTGTTAATAAAAATTTCATCTCGCTCTGTAGCTACTCGTGTAATCTTATTTTGAGTGACTACCACATCCCAAGACTCGGCAAATGAAGCCCAAGTATCTTCTTCCAGCATAATTTTTTCAATTTCTGGAACAATCCACTCTTTATCCTCAGAAGGCTTATTACCATTTTTTAATTTGTAAGCACAAAGTCTTACATCGCTTCTTCTAAACATTTTAACCTCTTAGTAAAGGGGGCTTACGCCCCCGTACATATTATACTGAGCCAGGCTCGTAGTTTCTTTCAATAGCTGGAATAAGAGAAACAGAGTTTGTCTTACTTCTGCCAATAGTTCCTGTTGTACTAACATACTGGGCATCTTCCAAGCCGATAGCAACTACCGTAATTGGAACATCGCCAAACACTGTGTTTCCTCGCTGGTTGTTTCCGTCGTAGTTATAGGATAGCTCAATTTGATCTTGTGCGTTCTTATCCGTAGCTACAACACCTGTCATTGGAGCCTCGGAAGCGTCATTTACAATGATCGCACCGGAAGTTCCATAGTCGTTTCCAGTTGGAGAAACAGAATTAGTAAAGAATACAAAGTATTCTGCATCTGTATCTGCAAGGAGGTTGTCTCCTAGAGTAATAATCAAGAACGCGGTAAAATCAAATCGTCGAACAGTATCGCTAAAGTCAGTAAAGTCAATAGAGTTGATGTCTGTTCCCTTAAACGAATCAATATATACACCTGTAGTTGTTACAAGAGTATCACCAACAAAGTTTAAAAGTCTATCCGCAGTTTTACCGATTACTGCCGGAGGAGTTGCTGAGTTAATATCTGCTGATCGACGCAGAGAATATTGAACAAACTCGTAAATTTCTGAAGTTGACGCATCACCACCATTATAGCTGGCAGTTCCTGTATCTCCATCAACAATCACAGAGAAAGCAAAGTAGTTTCCTGATCCTACAGAAATCTCTCTCTCACCTTCTGTGTAAGACACAAGAGTTGCAGTGCCTCCATTGGCTGTGTAATCTGCAACACCTGATGCATCAATAGTTCCAGTTGCAGTAACTTCAAACCAACGTCCTGCAGTATCTTGATAAACTTCTCCAAGATTAATAGTTCCTGCTGTAACTGTGCTACTAATATCAGCATTTGTAATACGACCGTTACTCGCATCTTCTGCGTAAGTAATTGTCATCGCACCGTATACATCTTTCTGGACCGCCGCAGTAGATGTAGCACCTGTCTCAGTACCAGATATACTAAATGTAGTATCTGATCCAGCCGCTGTAATTGCGACAGAAGTAGCATTATAGCCTACAGTTGTTGCTCCACTAATTGTAATAATGTCACCTACACCTAAGCCGTGAGCACTTGAAGTAGTATAAGTTTGAGCAGACCCATCCCCAGAAATTGAAGTAATAAACCCAGAAGTATTAGCAATAACTTCTTCTGCATGAGTTACTTTTAAGTCTGTGGTGTTTGTGATAGGAAAACGATATGCTTGGAATGTAGCAGTCGTTACACCAATATCCGAGAAGGCAGATTCTGCGTAAGTTTTCTTCCACTCTCGACAAAACGCCTTGAAGAAGCCTCTGTAGTTAAAATCTGGAGTGCCGTCTCCGTTATCATCTCGATAAATTTGAACCGCTTGGTTGACCTTACCTTTTAAGATAAAGTTTGCAGTATTATCAGTTGTCTCATCATTTTGTTGATCGTAGTAAACTTGGTCCGTAGCAGCAAGAGTTCCTAGAGAGATAATACCTGCCCACTCTTCAGTAAGCTGATTAGAAGTGTTTCGAACTGACCATCCGCCTGTTCTTAAGAGCTCGGTTGTATTTGCTGCAACTGAGTCTGTTCCAGAGTCATTTACTTTGTCCCAGTTCCAACCATTAATCATTTCAAACTGCTCGTCCGTAATTGGACTCATAGGAAAAGGAAATTTAATTAAAGTGTCGTCTGCAAGCCAAATATCTTTGAGTTTTGAATAAACTGCTTTAATTGTTGCCCCGTCATTAGTAAGATTATCGACTACTTTCAAGGCAATAGTTTTTGTGTTATACCCAATAATAAGTTCCTTATCAGTTGAGCCAGCAAATGCGGTAGCAAAAGCACCCGCATCGGCGGCAGCCGTAGCTACAAAATCCATCTGATCCGGATCCGTAATGGGATTTTCTGTGTAGTTAGTGGCCATTTTAGTCTCCTAATAGCCTTGCCCTAAAAGTAGAGCTATTAAACGCTTCCTACATCGTATTGTCTATCTTCAATTTGAAACACGGTGAAAGAAGTATTCTCGGAGGCACCTAGTGTGAGTGTCTCTCGAAAAAATTCAAAATCTAAATTATGAGCTACTAAAACAACAGGAATATCCCCTGCTGAAGTATTGTAGCTGAATGTTGTACTATAAACTCCGTTTGCTAGAATTGGAGTTGTAAACCCGGAGTCTCCACCAGTAGCTGTCCCTACGCTTTCGATTCCTGCTAATTCTGTGTAAGTGTTTGGATCTGCTAAATCTGTATAAGAATAGAGTCTTAGCTCTGTGTCTGCTTCAATATTGTTTACTGTTAAAGTTTTAGATGCTACAAATACTGTAGAAGAACCTACTCCTACATTCGTAACAGTAGGAGTATTACTTGTTCCAGTTAAGTTTACTGTAATAGTGTTGCCAGAGGAATTTCTTATTGCGGAAGAACTACCCCCGTCAATAACTCCAAAAGTTGAGTTATCAAAAACTAAATTAGTAAAAGTTATTTCATCGTCTGTAGGGTATTGAGTGCTTGTAAATTCAAAAGCATGGCCCGCCCCTTGATTAATTACATTACAATTATTTATACCTGTTGTTACCCCAAAAGTAGCATCAGTAACCATAGCAACGCCAGCAACACCTCTAGGCCGTAAGTCTAAGTTTTTTAATACTGCTCCATTTTGCGTCATAGATACAGAATCTACAGTGCCTCCGTCAATAGTTACAGAACTTTGTAGATTTAATTCTTTTAAACCTAATACAGCACAAGACTCTATAGAGGCAGTTCCGGCATTAGATAAAAAACTGAGGCAAGGTCTAGCAGTCGCAGCCGATACATTAGAAGACTGAAAGTTACAATTAGCTAGAGAGAAAGAAGTGCTGGCATTTCCTAAATTTACAACCCAACCCAACCAATCTTGTCTAATGGCTGATTGATCTGCAAAAACAAATGTTTTATCTACTTCACTAAATGTTGTAGCTACAGCCGTATTTGCCGTAGTTCCTTCCCCTATTATCAAAGTAGCGTAAAAAATATCTACACCTGCTTGAGCGACTAATAAGCCGTTGTAGCCGCTGGTTTTATTAGATTCTTGAGACCTAATAAAAGTAATAGTGTTATCTGTAGTACCATTTAAAAAGAAAGGCTCTTCTTGTGAGCCTACAAAATATCTAGAGTTATCTACTTGTGAGTTTGGCTTGTTTCCTGAACCTGAATCTGTATTACTGATTCTAAACCCTATAGCCTCTAGTGACGAAGTTGTTACTGTTCCTGAGAATTGATCCATGTCAATCCAAATAGGAGTATACCCGCCGGTTGGAGGATAAAAATTACCTAGATTAATTATGCCTTCGTTGGCTCCATCATACACTAAACCATCAAAGCTAGTTAAAGTAGCTCCCACAGAAGTATTAAACCAATATAAAACACAACTTCCCGCAGAAGAAACATCTACTGTTCCCCCTGCAGACGCCCCAAAAGCTTTTATTAAATTATTTTCATTGTCTATACGGAACTCGCCACATCCAACGCCTTGAAGCTCAAAACCGTCCGCGTCATTAATAGCTATAGCCGCATTACCCCCACCGGGCGAGTATTCGTTAGCTCCTACGGTAGCATCTAAGTTATTAAATACCTGAGTTCTTGTCCCGAAAGCCATTACGATATAGTTCTAGTAACGTCTTTTACGACTTTTACCTTACCAAGTAGCAGGGTTTGTACATTCCCTGTATCATCAATTTGTTGAACATCGTAGTTATATGTTTTTGGGTCTAGAGTATTTGTCTGAGTATCTGTTGCGTTTATATAAACTATACCGGCAGCAGCGTCTGCCCCAGAAGAGGTTGCAGTTACTTGAAGATCTCCAGGATCTGCTGCATCTATATCAGATTTTAGGGTAAAGTAATAGGTATACCCTGTAATATCAACTACAGAGTTGTCTTGAGTCACGGAAAGTTTGATTGTCCAATCATCTCCTCTCACTAGAGGATTGAGGTCTTTTGCGGTAAATGACATAGAAGGCTCTATACGTAAACTTGCCCAAACAAAGTTTTGAACTTTTAGTGCTATTTTAAAGAATTATAGCCTATGGGAGATGCTATGTCAAGATATATTTTTTGAAGGTTATTTGTTTAAATTCTCAAATAAAAAGTCGCCATCCGCCCCTGTAGGGTTTCTAAAAAACTCTCCGCAGTTTTTAAACCCAATACTTTCCATAAATTCTATTGTCTCCGTTTTATGGGGAGCTCCTAAATTCCATTCTAAGGTAGGCAATTCTAGTATTACGACCTTGCTGTGTTGTATAATATCTATAGAACCTTTGATTACATCTAGCTCTGACCCTTGTATATCCATTTTAATTAAATCAGGTAACTTAAAATTTTTCTCTTTAATTGCTGTAGATAGTTTTCTCATTTGTAAAGTTGTTGGCACAAAATGAGAAGGAGGCACTTTAGATAACTCTACATTTTCTTCGTAAAAATTTACTAAGTTCAATTCAGTATGTAATTGACACTCAACTTTTTTATCTTCGTTTCCTAATAATCCTATACACCAACCGTCTACTTTATTCGCAATATATAACGGTTCTACATTAGGAGCGGCATCAAAACAATAAACTAAAGATTCAGGATAAATTGTTTTTATCTCTCTATGCCAGTGTAAAACAGAAGATCCTATATCATAAATTACTTTGAACTCTTTATTTTCGCAGTATTTAGTTAAAAAATCTACATGGCCTTTGGGTATACGCCCTCTGTGATGCCAATTTAAAATTTTATCATATAATTCATGCGGCTGCATTTATGGCCTCTTTATTTTCTAAAAGTATAGTATCTAATCTTTTTTCTGTGCTATCTAAACTAGAACATACATAGTTTTCCAAATACCAATATAACCAAGATTGAGCCACTAATGGATTGTACCAAATATTTAGATCATTTATAAGCTGGGGCAAGTGTGCCGCATGCAGTAGCTCTTTTGTTGCATAGCGGTACTCTGGGCGTCCATAAGATATAACTGGAACTTTGTGCATTAAACACTCTATACCTGCGGTACTATTTTCAACAATAGCTACTTTAGTCTTAGGTAAAACTTTATGTATACTCTCCCAATCTTCTAACACTACTACTCCTTTGGCTTTCCATTGTTGTATTCTTGCTCCATACCAATCCCAAGAACCTGATTTTAAAGTCTCTCGTTTAAGAGTCGGGTGAATTTTAACGACAATAGGAGAGTTAACTAAATCAGGTCTTCTAAGAAGAGATTTCATTATAGCTTCTATTTTTTCCCAATGGTTGCCAAAAGAAAACTCCGTAACTGTAGTATCAGCAGTCATTTGACCAATTACTAAAATATGGTTATCTGGAACATCTACATCTTCTTTACTAAATTGAAGATCGGCCTCTATCCATTTATTAGAGTTTGACTGTATTAAAGGATCTATTTTATTTTTGAAATACATATGTAAAAACGCAAGGTCTTGTAACCCAAAATCTTTTTCATAGGCAGGAGAAGAATAAGCCGCATATCCTAGAGTGTCTAAAGTAAAATGAGCGGGAGTAGGCCCTGTAGGTTTTAAAAATATATTTAAAAGAGATTCTTTTCTGTAAAATCCAGCATCCATAAGCTCTGATTCATAAGTATGGTTATATAGATGGATTGCATTATCTGTTTTAATTCCAGTTTTTACACCTTCCGGAAGAAACTCAAAGCTTAAATGATCGCTTACAAAAACATCATAGCCTTTGTTTAAAAAAGCTTGCATAGTATTATAGTAACAAGCCGCCCATTGTTGATAGATTGCTTTATATTTAAAAGCGCATATATTTACTGCTGTCATATTATTTTTAATCCATTAAATATTTTTTTTCAGTAGGAATTTCTATTAAAGTGGTCATTCCATAAAACAAACCTAAAGTTTCTTCAACATAAGCATTAAAGTTTGCGTGTAATAAAAAAGGAGAGTTTTTAGTTTCGGTGTTGTATATAAACTCGCCATCAAAACCAATACTTTTTACTGAGAAAGCTAAAGTGTTAAAAAGAGAACAATCAAAATCTAGCTCTATAAGATTATTTGTATCTTCGTATACTTGATAGTAGGTATAATACCTTTGGTCGTCAAAAATAGTAGGAACTGTCTCAGGAATAATTTTTAATATATTTTTTACCTTTCCTAATATTACCCCACTGTTTAAAAATTTGTAAGAGTTTTTTGTGTATTTTTCTTTATACCAAGGAGCCAGTTCTGCATCCGGCCAACAGTTTCTTTCTGAGTTAAAAATGACTTTATTGTCTAAATCAAAAAAGTTTATTGCTTTTATAAAATCTTTATAGGGTCTTATAAAAACTGTATCATAGGCATCTAAAAACAGTATTATTTGTTCAGGATTTTGCGTTTCGCAAAACTCTTTTAGTTTGTTTATTTTTTTGCCATGTCCTTCGTACACCTCTCCATTTCCTGCAAAAGTTAGAGGATACTTAAATCTTTGAGCACTTTTGATTAAATATTGAGATTTCTCTATTTCGGTTCCATAAGAAAAGCAAGCGACCGGACAAATAACTTGTTTTTCTATAAAGTTGTACCGTTCTTCATAGGACATTTTTTCTTTTGGTTTTATTAACGGAACACCTTTTAAAGAGCTCCAGTTTTCATGTATTGTTTGAAACAAACATTTTTCCATATTATAATAATTTGCCACCCAATCATCGTTTTGCGAAGTAATAGAATCTTCGGAGCTTCTATCATACACACATAAATCGACACAGGTAGTTATGTAGTAATTTAGAGTCTTTAGCCTAAAAAGTTGTAGCATTTTTAAAGATAGTATATAGTCCTCAAGCACTTTTATATCTTCAAAAAACATTAAATATTTTAATGCTTTTTTAGAGGCTAAAACAAATCTATCATGCCCTTTGATTTCGCCCTTATTAAAACCGGGTTTAAAACAGTCTGCAATAGGATCTTGCGGCCGAGGGTCTCTATCACTTGTTGTCCATAAATGAGGTGTATAATCGTCTCTAATGACTTCTGTACCACAAGAGCCTAGATAGTCTATGTCTGGATGAAGTTCAATATGTTCATATAAAGATTCTACATAGTAAGGACTAGCAAAATCATCTCCGTCTATCATTGAGAAAAACTCGTGAGAGCTATCTTTTCTCCAAAGATTTAAAACGGAGTTTTTTCCTTTTCCAGGAGTTCCATTAGATTTTGTTACTATTGTTTCAGGGTATAAAGAAGTTACTTGTTTTTCATAATCAGGATCTAAAGTATTTACTACTATTTGTAATTCAAAATCTTTACAGGTTTGATTATGAAAAGAAGTAATACATCTATTTAACCGAGGTAGATCTGAAGAGGTAAGGATGGATATAAGAAGCATTTTAAGCCTACTACTGTCATTAATTTTAATATAGTATAACAGAGTAGACTTAAAAATGCAAGCATTAAATTTTTTAAGCTGATAAGTCTCCTATTTGAACTCTGAGTGTTGCAGTGTTACTTACGTTCTCAAATATTTTTATATAATTTGACTTAATTTCTAGCCTACTATTACTTGAACTAACAACCAAAGCATCCGCGCTTAGGAAGCCGCCTCCACTGTTTGAAGTTCTTTCAGTAAAAGTAATACTACTAGTAGATCCTGCGGCTAATCCGCTAGGAGCTTGGAATACTCGTCCTGTAGGTATATGCCAATAGACGTCCCCTTCTAGAATTCGCTTATCCTCAGCTCTTCCAGTTGATGTTTGCCTAAAGTCAGATACAAACTTCGCCTGACTACCAGTAGTTGTCATTGTTCCAGCTGCTGCATCTGGAGAAGCACCCTGAGTATCAAAAGCAATAGCATTTCCTGCAGAGCCTACTGGACCTGTTGGGCCAATTGTTCCTGTAAGCCCTGTCGGACCGTCTGGACCTGTAGCACCTGTATTACCTTGAGGACCTGTTGGACCTGTGCCGCCTGTTGGACCGTCTGGGCCTGTTGGGCCACTGGGACCTGTTGGTCCATCAGCACCTTCTTTTGATTTTGAGAATGTTTGGAAAGATTCTATATCTGTATTAATGTTTTCAACATTTATAGAAAAATCAATAAATCCAGTATCTGCAGTAAAGGCAGTAATTGGACCAAATACAAGAGAGTCCCCTGATATAGTCGGAGTTGCTGCAGTAACACTTGATGTAGTAGTGCTTACACTAAACTCTCCTGCTCCAGGAGTTCCTGTTACAGGAGTAAGAGGATTGCCTCCTCTATATATCTCAATCGTTGTCCCCGATCCTGTAAAGTCTGGATTATTTCCATCGACATCAGTAGGAACAGTGTGTGCTGAGTTTGTATTAACAATTGTAATACCAGCTTTTGCATCAATACCAATAATAGAGATTGTGTCAAACGCAAGCTCACTTTGATTTCCGTCTGATACTCCTACACGAATTTGATTATTTGTGAAAGGACTACTTGGAATTGTATAAGCTTTTGTAGCTGTAGAACTAAATACGGTGTCATCAGTAAACCCGTCGCCTGTAAACTTAAAGAAAGGAGTATCAACATTTTGCGCAGTTGCCGTAAGTGTTAATGTTCCGCTAGGGTCTGGAGTTCCATCAGTGTATACAATCGAATAATCAGGAGATGTAAGTTTTACTGCAGATGCATTTGAACCTCCGGCTCCTGTCGCTCCTGTTGGACCTTCTACACCTTCAAACGACTTTGAAAATGTTTGTACGTTTGTAAATGTTTGAGTAACGTCTGTGCCCTCTGCTTGAATTACATAGGTAATACTTGCAGTTGCCGCTGACATTGCAGAGGCGGCGCCCATAATAAACTGCTTATTCAGGGTGTCAAGAGTGGGACTAGAATCTGCTGTAATATCTGTGGCATTAACCTGACTTACTCTGAACTCTCCAGTTCCCGGAGATGTAGATACAGGAGTAAGCTGAGTATTTCCTCTATAAACTTCGATAATTGTTCCAGAGCCGGTGTATATACCAGTACTTCCATCTGTATCACCGGTGTCCACAGGAATAGTATGTGCAGAGTTACTATTTATTATACTAATACCGCTGGAACCGTCAGAAAGGCCTACAATACTTATCGTATCGAACGCAAGTTCAGTTTGCTGAGTTCCTACAAGAGCGCCATCAGATACTCCTACTCGAATAGTATTTGTAGTAAATGCTGTGGCAGGAATAGTGTATGTTTTAGTATTTCCAGATGCAAACACTGTATCGTCAGTAAATCCATCACCCGTAAACTTAAACCATGGAGTTGTAAGGTTTTGTGCACTCGCAGTAAGAGTTAGCGTTCCAGTAGGAGTAGGAGTGCCTTCTTCATCATATACAATTGAGTAATCATCAGAAGTAAGTTTTACTGATACAGCATCTTCGCCTGCTGAGCCTTCTCCAAAGAATCCAATTAATACTGGAGTTGACCAGTCTGTAGGGTCAGCGTCAATCGTATATGTGGTTCCTTGAGAGATAGCTGCTGCCGTTGTCTTCCATAAATACTGAAGGCTTTGACTAAGACTTGTAGCAGTTGAAGACCAGCTGTTTCCTGGAGTTCCTGTAATAGTTCCGTCAGCAAATGTATAAGTTACATCTGTATTAGGCAAGCTTGGCTGTGTTGCTGAGTTATTTGTTAAGAAAAGCTCAACAACCGCAGTATTTAAAGGCCCTTCTGACGAAAATTGCGCAGCACTACTCCACTCACTTGAAGCAATCTCATCAGTAAGGCCAGAACCGTTTGCAGTTGCGGCAACAACCCAAAGAGGTTGTGTAGCAGTAGTTGTAGGTCCATTAGGAGAAGTATACCACCCCGAATCTCCTTCTTCAAACTTTGTGTCTCCTCCGCTAGTATCAATTGTACCTGTAGTAAGATCTACAACTACGGGATCTAACCCAGAAGTGCTGCTACTTGGATCGGTATTGCTCGCCTTATATAGATAAACTAATGATGCACTAGTTCCTGCTGTTCCACCTTTTGATTTTGCGAAAGTTTGAAACTTTGTTAAATCAAGATTTCCACCTCCGTCAGCAACTCCGCCAATTGTTATAGTGTATTCTAAAAGCTCTTGGTCTTCTGAAAGTTCATCAAACCCATGATCTGCTACAGTGGCAATATTTGTTCCACTTCCGCTTATAGCGCCTTCTATAATATCCGCATTGTCTGTAATTGCAACGCCAAATTGATTACTACCTACTGTTCCAGAAGTATAAGTATAGTTACTTCCATTTACAAATACTTCAATAGTTGTGCCTGAGCCAGATACAGCATTATCATATCCAACAAGAGGCTCGCCGTCTGAATCACAGCCAATGGCATGAGTTTCGTTCGAGAAAGAAACAAATATACCAGAGCCTCCGGTTTTTATTCCAAGAATAGAAATAGAGTCTGTAGCAAGAATATCATCATTTGCAATTGCAGGAGTTTGAGCAGATTGATTCCAGCCTGAAGGCTTTTCAGCAACCTCAACCTCCATAAGCTTTGTGCCGCCACCATCAGTGCCAAAGCTATCTACAGTAGCAGGCGGGGTAAAGGGAGCAGTGCTTGTTTCAGACCATTCCTCTCCTGATACCGCTTCGTAAACTGTGCCATCTATAGTAAACCTATACAAAGGTTCAGTAAAGCTTCCTGTAGAAGCAGTTAAATCAATATCTGAGTCTCCAGATCCTTGATAAGAAGGAGAGTCCCCGTCTGCACTATATACTATTGAATAATCTTCTGCTGTAAGTTTTACAACTCGAGCAAGATTACCGGAAGCTTGTCTCTTCAGCTTTGCAATAACCCACTCACCTGTGCGTATTTTATTTGCATTATCTGGATCGTTTTTCTCTCGGACTGTGCCGGTAATAGTTATAGCGGTTCCGTCGCCATACTGAATATTATCAGATACCGCTTCACTTACTTCAGTAAAGATTGTTTTTTCGTATTCTTGTTTTAGCCCTCCGGATACTGCACCTGTGGGATAGTTTGCTGCTTGAAAGTCTGTATCCGAAGTTCCATTGAGATCTGTGCTTGTCCACTCAAACTTAAATTCAGGCTCTTCATAACCAATAGCCAAGCCCCTTACTTTAAGGCTGGGGGGTTGTTGATCTGCTTCGTCCAAGTCATTATACAGTAAATAAGCTGTATCGGAGTCAAGCACTAGTTGTCGTTGAGAAGCTAAATCAGAAATTGTATAAAACTGGTCAAAACTAATTTGTCCATCTGATGAGAAAGATACTGCACCAAGTAAAAAGTCTTCTGATCTTTTTAAATTTAAACGATTCTTTTGAGTTACTTCATCTGTAATTGTAGCGTCGGGGAACACTGAATCAATATACATTTCTGTATTATTACGAATAAAAGTTACTCTTGCTCCTGCTCCGTTCTGGAATCTTACAAAAGAGCCTATTTCTAGTTGAGTAGTAAAAAGAGTATTTGTTCCTGTAACTTTTGAAGTAGTTCCATCAATTGTGCAAGTGCCGGTTATATTTGTCCAAGGATCGTCAAACTCAGTATCCTCAAACATATACAAACCAGTGCTGTCATCAATTCTTCGCGAAACAAGTTTTAATGGATCAACTGCTCCGTCGTTAAATTCATCAAAGTCGACCATAATATAGGCCAGTGGTTTAGGAGTAGCGTCTGTAGTTGTCTCCCAAGCCCAGTCATTTGTTGAATATCCGTCTCTAGTAATTGTCCAATCATTCGCACTTCCTGAGCCATTTGCAAGAGTTACATTTATAGTGAGTGCAGTGCCACTGACACTTGTAATGGTGCCAACTAAATAGTTATTGCTATTCGAATCGCTTGTAGCTTTTAACTCTATTCCTTCTACATACAAGGCATTTCCAGCAGCAAGAGTAAATGTCTTACTTCCAGCGCTAATTGCATGGGTTGTTGTAGAAGTGGTAACATAAGCAGTTCCGGCAAGTTTCTGCAGGCCTTGGCTTATGGAAGAATTATTTGTAGGATTATTTGTAGATATTCTACCCAACGCCTGCGGAGGGGCTAGTGTAACTTCAGATTTTTCAAACTGGAATCGTTGACCCCCAGTTGTTAAATCCGCAATACTTGAATTAGCTGTCGCAGAGCCTCCCGCGTATATTTCACCAATTTTATTCGAATCTGTAGCGTTATCCAAGCCAGTTTGATGGAAGGTTCTCACGTAAGGTGATTTATTTCCTCTACCAGTAACTATTCTTATTGAAAATCTATACTTTCCTTCGGGTAGTGGAGCAAACTCATAAGATGTTTCTCCTCGAGGCACACTAATTGGGCTAGGAACATTTGGAACATTATGCTTTAGCTCATAATAGTCTATAAAGTCAAAGGCTTCTGGGGGCTCCCAGAATAAACTAACTTTACGAGTTTTTGCATTTGTATTGTCTACTTCTCTACTAATAAGATACTGACACGCAGGAGCTTCACTAGGCTCTCCAATAAATATATTCTCTGGAATCTGCCCAAGCTCGTAGTCTACTTCTACTGCCAAATATTTTTCAGGATAGTACTCTACTGCACTAACACCAAAGACATTATCTTCTTCTTGGGCAATACCTAAAACTCTGTATTGACGTGTTGAGTCATAAGTTTCAAGGTTATCAAGAGTTTCTCTAAGCGCCCACACAGTATTTGCAGGAGGATTAACCGTAAAAGTTCCACTAATTGTAAGAGAGTCTGTTGACTGCCCAGAAGTAGTAGATACAGTATGCTCCTCTACATGGGTATAAGGCTTCCAAGATAGAGATATTAATTCGCCGCCAGTAGAAGCAGTCCAAGCATTAGAAGCTCGCTCTACTGTATTTATATCTCGTAAAGTTCTTCCTGCTGTAGTATCATTTTCATCTGTGTCAACATAAGCTTGAGTTACTTTTTCACCTTTTTCAAAGGTGCCTACACCGCTCACAGTAATAGAACTACCAATATTATACGCTGCAGGCTCTGTAACTAAAGTATTTAAAGTATATGTTGCTCCTGAGACAAGCTGAACTTCTCTATCAAGAGTGATTGTATTATTTGTAGATGACGACGTTCTACCGCTTAAAACTTTTCCAAATCTATCTGCGTCTTGAACATTAATAATATCGCCGGGGCGCAAATAAATTGCAGAAAGAGCAGTTTTAAATGCTACAACTTCTGTTTGATTTTGTGCAGTCCAAAGCTTCCATCTACCATAGCGAATTGCTTGCCCTTCCGAAGTACAGCCAAATGCAACAGCATTGAGCTTATTAACTCGTCCTGATTTTACAATGTCGTTTCGATCTTCTACAATTAAAGGAACAGGTCTGTAATCTAAATCTGGGTCGTTCCAAGTTACAATAATTTGGTTTGCTTTTGTTCGATTTCCTGCAGTCTGATACGAAAATATTCCGTCAATTATATTACCTTTAGTAAATGTGTATACAGGATCAGCAGGAGCATCTAAAATTGGAGTAAGTTGGCCATCCATCCAGAAGAGTATACCTCTGAAAATAGTTGCCATGTCTTTTAAAACTTTATATGCTTCTTCTGCTTTTGTAAGGAATAAGTTTGCTCTAAATCGGGGTTCTGTTCCACCATTTCCATCGTCTACGAGCTCATCACAATATCGAGCAACTCGGTAGAGAGAATATATATCAATATCCAAGTCTGGATCAATATACTCTCCAAGGCCGTATCGCTTATTAGTAAGAATGTCGTAAAACACCCAAGCAGGGTTATCTGTAAATTGTAGCTGATCTTTAAAATCGCCTTCCCACCAATCGGCATAGACTGCGACTCCGTCCGCGGTGTATTCTCGAGGAGTATAAGAAGTAGGCACTCTTACGAGTTTGCCTCGCATATCATAGCTAAGTCTTGGAATTCTGTTAAATTGACGAGAATCAAAGCTAATGCCAGCAACTGAAGTGTATGGATAATAAAGTCTGTCTCTTACAGTTGCGATTATACTTGCAACTTGAGAAGTACTATCCCCTTGTTGATAATCTGCATCTTCTCCAGTCTTATTCGCCCCCGTTACATCTACCGCTAAGTCAACATGCCGAGTGAGTCGAGCAATTCGTATTTTAAAGTCATAAAAACCATTGCGCTGATCTCTAAGGGTTCCAATATCTACAAAATGTTGCCAAGAAAGCTGTGCTCCAAAATTTGCAGTATGTACTACATTTCCAAAAACGGGTTCGTATGCTCCAAAGCCTGCGCCCTGAGTGTCTTCGAAAGCAATATCAACAGAATAAATTGCAGTATTTGAGTGTTCTTCGCCGTCTTCTTTATTAATACACTGAAGTCTTCCATACTTTATTTCAAAACTAATTATATCGCCTTGCTCTCTAATTAAGTCCTGTTGTTCTGCAGGAAACAAGCCTGGCGTAATAAATACAGCAGAAGTTGCTCCATCATCCTCGGCACTTCTACCCTCTGCATATCCTCCGGTAGAGAATAAAGTTATCCCTTCTTGTTGCGCAACAGAAGGTTGAAGTTGTTTAAGAGTACTTGTAGACGGCTGAGAGCTAACAGGAATATTAATGCCCCCGCCTACTCCTCCCCAGGTTTTTATAACATTTTGAACTGTAGAGCCATTTACAAATTGAACATTAAGATTTGCAGTTTTACCTTCTTCTAAGTCTGGATTTATGCCTGGCAAGTTTGCTGTACTTTGTTTAAGTAAGTTATACTTATACGTTCCTGCATCAGGATTGCCCACAGGTAAAAGAGTAATTTGAGTTTCTGTTATTTCTTCTACCGGAACAACCACCGTCTTTCTTACAGACACGCTTTGATTGTTTGTAAAAGTTTGACTAAAGAAAGTATAATTTATAGTTGCTGTACCATTACCATTGTCAGTTAAATCTGCTATAAGAAAGTTGCCTGCAGCATCAGTTATCTGAGTTACGGTAAGATTAGATCCAACAAATCCAGCATCGTTATTCGCAGACCCATCAAAAGCAGTAGAGGTAAGTGTTGCTCTCCACTTTCCACTAAAAAGTGGGCCTTGCCCTAGGTATGTGATATTAGAAATTGTTACATTATCTAAGGATACAACTTCTACACTAGCGGAGCACCCGCTTTGTTCTGTATACTGCCCAATTGCTTCTTCAGGAGCATTTGCATCTAAAGTTCCTGTTCTGCTACTTCCACTAAAAGTAACTTCTCCTTCAAACTGAAACTGTGCAAAGTCATTTGAATCAGAAATATTTCTCGTTGAGAAAAATACAGCATCTGCGGGATCAACTGCTCGAGTATTATTAAAGTAGACAGAAGCACTTCCCTCTGTTAAACCCCAGACAGGCCCTTCACAAAGAGCTTCAACCATTTGTATTCTTTGAGAGGTAGAATATGGGGGCGCACCGCCGCCCGCTCCAAAGCCCTGAAGAAACGGAGAATTATAATTAAAATTTACAATACCTTCCATATTTTATATCTCCTACGGGTTAAGATTTAGTATCGTGCTTGGATCAAACGTGATATTAGGAGTAACATTTGGGGCTCCTACATTAATTTGTTCGGTCTGTCCTGGAATAGTCGGTTGATTTGGGTTTGGAGGATTTTGATCTGGAGGTGTCTCATTTGGCCCTCCAGGATTTTGATCATCATTATCCGGATCTGGCTCTATATCAGTGCCTCCGCTTGATACTCCAAAACCAGGTTCAGTAAATTGAGAGTTTTTGTTTCTTACGTCAAAATCAATCAGTCTACCGGGAATGCGTAGTCTCCCATACAGTAGAGGAACTGGATCGCCTTCTAAAATTGTTTGACCAGATCCTTGAAATAAGTAACTTGAATCTTGTCGAGAGTCATTTTGAACATCTGTAGCAGGATCAGGAGCCATTAAATCTGCAAGTCCTGATAGAGCAAGACCTGCTGCTACTGAATACGCCGCGTAAAGCCAACCACCAGAGAGTGCTAAAGCAGGAATAATTACAAAAGCAATTACTGCAGCAGCAACAATTTTAAGTATTCCTCGAATAGCATTACCGGAGCCCTCAGGAGCAGGAGAAATATACATATCTCCCTCTCCAAAATTCATAATCAGCTCTTCATCTGTAGTAAGAGGTGAATCTTCTACGTGCATTATAAAACCAATATTTTTTTCGTGACACTCAGCAAGGTATGCTCGAAACTCAGGTCTTTGAGCATCAAGAGCTTTAAATACATCTCTAAAGCTCTGAGCATTCAAAGTTAAAACTTTACCAAACTTTTCTCCAAGTTCTCCATCAAGGTAAATTTTACGCTTCATGTCTATATATTCCTACTAAATACTTTATCCAAAATGGATATAAACTTTCTCTACAAGAGAGCCTATATAATGCGTGATGAAAGAATGACTCATCACCTATATAAACCCCGCAATGGTTTGGCACTTCCGACTCTAGTTGAAAAATTAAAACATCATTCTTTTGAGGAGCGCCGTCTACTTTTTTGTGATTCCAATTTTTAATGTAGTCTTCTGAAAAATAATTTAACTGCTTTTCGTAAAAACCTTCTTCAAAAGGCTCTCGAGGAGGAATATGTATTCCTTCCTGTGATAGCCAGTCTCTCATTGCTTCAAAACAATCTTTCACGCCAAAGGCGTATTCTCTTCCAATTAAAGGGTAAAAATTTTTCTTTGGCTCTAGTATATTTAAATCCATGCTAGGATAAGAGTAAATATGATATGGTATACCAAGAGCGTTACAACTATTTATATCATGCTCTGAAGGCTCATTACTTTGATCTACATGACTATGCACTATTGCAATAATATCATACTTTTTTCGAATATCTAAATACTCTTTGTGTGAAACAATAAAGTCTTTGTCGTCTTCTGCGATATTCGTGCAAGGAAACCAAGTCTTTTTGCCTTTTACTAATGCTACTACGCCACACCCTTCTCTTGGGTACTCTTTTTTAAAATGCTCTTCTATTTCGTGTATCACTTAAACTTTCTTGTTCCTGGGAACCCTCCAAAAGGTAAAGGAACAAGCCTATTTACAGGATTTCCTTCTGCATCAACTCCTTGGTATCTAACTTTACAAGAGTTTAAAGTTTTACCACATATATCTATACGTTTCCAATATCTACTTCCTTCTGTAGGCGGAGCATTTACTCCACTTGGATTTTTTATTGATTCCCAAATTTTTACAAAACCCGTTGTAGGGTATTTAATTTTTGTCCCTACTGAGTAAGACTGCTGCGATGTATAGCCGGTTCCAATTCCTGTAATTTCATTGTCATCTATATCGAAAAAAGAAGTTTGATCGTTTGTGTTTGTATACGTACATCCAGAGCCTTCGTGTCCATCAATAGCAATTCCTTGGTATTTCCAAGGGCAGTATTTTCCTATGATTATTCGAGAGGGCAGTTTTACTCTCTCTAAATCAATAGGAGAGACTAACTCATAAGATACTAGTAGAGGAGACTCTGCTTTAACTCTTTCAAGCACAAACGTTGATTTGGGAAACTCTATAGGTAAAGTAGTCGTCCATCCCGAAACATCTGACACTCTATATGTATTTTTATATAAAGTTCTTCTATAATTTACTCTTGATCCTAAAATGTCTTCTGGTTTAGCTACGCCATTTGCTTCTAAAATTTCTTGCCAAGTTTGCTCATCATCTGTTCCATCAGAGTTATCTGTAATACTTCGCCCCAAGCTTACTAGATTTGCTACATTAAGCATAGGGCGATTCTGAGCTCCATCAGACTGTATTTCTATACCAGTCATTTCAATGGGAATGGCAATATACTCATTTAAAGCCGATCCATCAGCAGTAGGAAAATAAATATTTGCAGAACCGTCATCGAGTCCAGAAACTAAGCGTAAATCAATAGATGTAGAGCCCGGTAGAGTTATTTCAAAAAACTCTATTAGACTATCATTGATTGATTGAAGCTGAACTGTATCTATTAAATCAGTCATTATTAAGGCTCGTATACTCTTCTAAGTGTTGTAGTTAATGAATGTATTGCGTCTTGATTATACGCAATATTATACTTTTCTGTAGCAACTTTTATAGTTTCACCACTTAAAACAATATCAAAATTTGCTCCTACTTTATTATCTAAAAAAGCCGATAAAATTACGATATCGTCTGCGTTTCTGTTATTAAAATTTACAGCAATATTTTCTTTCTTTGAGTTAATTCCGGAGCGGAGTCTTTGCTCGTATCCATCTCCAAACTTTGCAACATAAGTTTCGTGCTCTGCTTGACGTCCGATACCCCTATCAAAACTATACTCTACTGTGTCACTTCCAAGCTGTGTCTCTCCAAATATAGAGTCAAGAAGTGTAGTATCTGTGATATTTGTGTAAAAAGTTGTATCATCAGATACTTCATCTCTTCTAATTGTTACTGAATAAGTAGCCATTCTTATGCTCCATACGGGCTCAACATCCCGCCATTACGTTTCTGCTTTCTAAGCTCTTCTTGAACTGCTAAGGATATGTTCTTTCCAAGTTTTGATAAATTTTGATTATCGTCCTTACTGTTTTCGCTCGAAGTTCCATCACTATTCATAACAACATTTACGTTCACGTTGTTCTGCTGCATTCCACTGCCGCTTCCAGCCATTTCTACAGGAATTGACTTTCCGTTTGGAAGAGGAACTACTGCTTCTGTTCCGTGTAAAATTGCAGGGTATCCGCTATTAGCACCTCTTGCAATTCCTCCAGTAGAGTATCCTGCCAAGTTTGCCCCAGAGCCATCAAATATTCCTCCACGACGAGCAATACCAAAAACTGCTGACCACCCTCCTTGCTTGTAGGCGGCTATTTTTGTTGCTATTTCTAGTGCGATGACTGCTAACTGTAATGCTGCCATAACTTTTGCTAGTGCTTTTGCCATTCTAGTATTACCGGTTAAAGCGGCAATTGTAGCAAGTCCTGCAGTAATTGCGGACGCTGTTTGAAGCCCGTTCTGGACAGTAGCCACTGTTAAACCTTCCGTGGCTTTAGTAGACTCTTTAGTGGCTTCTGTAGCTTGAGCGGCAGCTTCACTTCCCGAAGCATTTTTTCCTTCTTTGGAGTTATTCATACCTCCAGGCCCCGAACTTGCTGCTGCTTCAACCATCGTAACATAAACTGGATTAGATACACTTGCTCCTAAGCCAAGACCATCTAGCCCTCCACTACCTCCCCCAAGAGTTCCTGCCGAGTCTAAAGACTCCGCGGCAGAACTTTGCATTGCTGCCTCTGCCGCAGTGGGTAGCCTCTCTGCATTTGCACTTTGAGCAAGAGCGCCTCCGCCTCCAGTAGGAGACATAAAACCGCCCCCTGTAGCAGGGACTGATGCTTCTGCTGCTGTCTGAGACTTTTCTTCTGCTTTTCCTCTTTTAAACAACTTTGTAAAAAAGCCGCCAAACATAGCGTTGTCCCCAGTAAGTTTTGATTCTAAAAAGCCCATAAAGCTTTCTGCAACTCTGTCTGCAAAAACTTTTTGCATTGACTGAAGAATACTGTTTGCCATATCTAAAAAAGCGTCTTTTACAGACTTTGTTCCGTTTATTACATCTGTAAAGAAGGTGCTAAATCCAGTGCTCATTGCATCAAAACCTGCTTGTAGAGCCATTTCTACTGTGTCAAAGTCTCCAAGCTTCTCTTTAATTCCTTCTATTTCTTCATTAAGCTCTCTTGCTGTTAGTAGAACTCCTGCATCAACTTGCCCTATTAACTGCTGTAGTAAGCCTCCTTTTACCGGATCAATTTTTAGACCATCTGCAGTGCCTACTTCTATCTTTACTCCTAGTTTTCCTCGTAACTTATCAAAACTCTTCGCACCTGCTCGTAGCTGTTGCGCAGTTGCTTTTTTCTCTTCAGGAGTCTGTGCAGTTTTTTCGTCTATTTCATTTGCAAGCTGTCTTGCTGAAGCAGCAAGAAACTTATACTTTTCATTTAAAAGAACAAATTCAAGTTCGATTTGAGCCTTTCTAATATTTGCTTCTTGTTGTGCTGCTGCAAGCTTTCGAGTTCGCTCTTTTTCTAGAAGAGCAAGCTGATCTCGCAGCTCATCTTCTTCTGCTGTAAACGCGGAAGTTCTACTACGACTTCTTAAACGTGCAGCTCTTTTGACCGCCAGCTCATCCTCTCTTCGAGCTAAATCATTTGCGCCTTTTAGAGCCTCTGCTTGCTTTTGTAAAATTTCTAACTTTTCTTTTTCTGCTTTTACAGAATCTTGAGCTAAACGATAAGCTTCTCTTGCATTATCATTTATATCTTTTTTAATTCCGTCGATTTGTGCTTGAACCGCGTCATTAACAGCTTTTAGAGCTTCTGCATCTCGTATAATGCTTGCATTTAATGTTTTTGTCGCTTCAAGAGTTTGTATTTTTTGCTGTTTTACTGCTTTCTCTTGATCAATTTGAGCTTGTGCGAATCCACTTCCTAAAGAAGAAAGCC